AAAGCCATATCTACAAGGTAGGCATGAATACCATTGCCCAACGCATCAGCCGAAGAGTTGTTGTAGTTACTCGGCAACTCGAATGCAAGTTCTAGTACACCATTATCATCAATTTCTTTTGCGATCAGATTGTTGCTTGTACTTTTGTCTTCTGAAAGATACTCTCCAAGCAGACTCTTCAAAGATGAAAATGCATTTGCCAATGAACGACGGATTTGGTAACTGTTTTCCTCATCATCACTCGCTTGCATATTAGAGGCAGCTTCGTAATTCTTTTTACCCTCTGCTTCACGCGCCTGCCCGGTCAAGTATGCCTTGTTCTGAATATCATAAACAAGCTCTTTAACCTGTTGGGTCACTGTCAATATTTTCTTGTTTTCTGCCATAATAAATAAAGATTAAAAATAATTCAATTGTACGTAGGACGTATAGGACGTTTTTTAAAAAATGCCTTACGCATGACGTCCTCCATATAGGTAGCCGCTTCCGTTGCATATCCGGTTGCTTCTTCTTTATTGGTAAATGTGTACCACTTTGCCGTAATATTCATAACAAAAAACGAGAACAGACTACGTTCCATACTTTCTGTTAAAGCTTCATCAAACGAACTTGATAACCCCAACGAAAGCTGATATATCCCCTCTCTTTCGACTTCGTTAAGAAGTATTTTTTTCAAGCTATTACAAGCAGTGTTTTTGCTTTCATTCCAAAAACGCTCTAGCATACTCTTATCCTCATCCGTTGTGAAAATACGGTTGTATGCGAGTTCGTTGTCCATCTTAGCCCCGGTATAAGCTGTGGTCTGTGCCACTTCTTCATATACACTTTCTTTATTAACGGTTAAAGCAATATCTGTCATAATTAAAAATTGAATAGATTACATGATACACCAACTCCAATATATGGTGTAAATTCCGGCACCCCTCTTAATGCTATTCCATATCCAATTTGAACACCAACACTCCAACGTTTCTTCCTCGACCTAGGATAGCAGTCGTTAATGGTTACCACTTCATGTTGCGAATGTAATACCAAGCTGTCAAGTTTCGGGTTATATCCGCTTACGTATGCCGTATATAAACTATCCTTGTATACCTTTTTGGTAATAGGAACAATCACATCTACACTATCCTCTGATACAGATTCATGGAAATTTTTCACGCTTTTCGGAAATTCTGATACGCTTTCAGGCAATTTTTGTACGTTTTCCGGCAATTTCGAGACTGTAGGAAGACGTTCAGTAACATATCGAATAACAAAGCTGTCTTTAGGAATGGGCTTATAAAATGGTATTGTATCAACATAGGTTGTTCTTGTTGTATCTCTTGTTTTCTGTTGCCTACTTGCAAAATGTACTACATTCATAAACAACGAAGCAAGAAATACAATCATAAACAACACTACTGCAATATTCTTAAGTTTTCCCATACTTGGTGACGTATTTGATTATTGCATCTACATGCGTTTTAATGATGGCTTGCTTCCCCTTATCGGAATATAGGTAATCAACATCTTCCTTATTGTCTTGGAAGAAATTTTCCGTAAGAACAGCCGGACATTTGGTTTTCACCAAAATGTAGAAGTTCTCTTCCCAATCTGGATCTCCATCCGAATTATCCCTACGGATTTTTTGTCCGGCAAAATTCTGTTCGGCTTCCTCGTATAACATAGTGGCCAATTCATCCGATTTTGTTTTACCTTTTGAAGTATATGCCGACCAACCTCTTGCACTCATCCATTCGCCATTTCCCGCAGCATTGCAATGAATAGAAACAAGCAATACATTTGTTGCCCCATACCGTGCACAAATCTCATTCACACGTCTTGCTCGTTCTGCCAATGGCACATCTACTGTCTCATGCACAATACGCTCTACATCATATCCTTTCGCACGCAAGGCTCGTTCCACAGATTCTGCAATCTCGCGTGCATAAAGGTATTCTCGTAATTTCCCATCAGGAGAACGTTTGCCCGGTGTATTTTCCCCGTGTCCATTATCTATTAATATTTTCATAATTAACTATTTAAGCGTTGATAAAAGTCCGTTTTTATATTGTCGTATGCAAGTTTCACATTGGTATAGGCACGTGCATTATTTTCTCCATCCTCATTATAGATTTCACTTTCAACTACACTCACCACATCTTCCACCCAATTCTCATTACAATATTCCGACAGAGGTTTTCCATGATATATAAAAGGGTCAAAGCGGCTCTTTCGATCATCATGGATTACTTGAAGTGATTTCCGTATTTTGTTTACAGTTGCTTCACGATCAGCTATGTGATTCTCTATTCGAACCCGCTTTATCAACCTACAAACCTGTTCGATACTAAGGTCAAAAGCGAAACCCGTCAAATTCCGGATACGCAGTAAGGTTTCAGGTTGAAGTCTTTCCATTAAGTTTCGTTGCAAACTCACATTGTCTTGTACTGTATCAAGCAATTGATTCAAACACTCCTGTTGTTCCAGAAGGCGGTTTATCATACTCTTAAACCATTTGAATAGTGCTATCATCATAGCTGCTGAAAGCAAAAGAAAAAATGCAGCACTCACAGCCATCATGCCATAGTCACTAATGCCTTTAGCCACCTCCGTTACATGTTGCACTTCCGTCATACGATAGTTCTCACTAATTGTCCTACACACGTTCCGACCACTGTTAAGCCGAAATCTATCCAGTCCCAATTGCCACCATATGCCTTGTCTTTATACTCCAAAGCACCTGCAGTAAGTACACCTGCATAGGTTGCAGAAAACCAATCAAACGCACAAATACCGATACCAAATCCCCCAACAAGATGTTTCCACCTGTTGCTTTGCGCAAGCCATTCAATCAATTTTTTCTTCATTCTTGTCTATTTTATATTAAACACTGTCCAATCTACACTGTCTTTTTCTTTCCAACCATTTTGAACAGTTTCTATCACATACAGGCTCATTGCCTGGGAGAATGAGATAAATTCATCTACATTATCGAAGGTATAGTAGATGGGAGTACCATCTTCCTGTTCATTGATTTTTAGGGTAAGTGGATATGGAATATTTTTGTTACGTTCTATAGCAGCAAAATTCAATTGATTTTCAGCAGATAGGTATATCGGCTTTTCATTCCATATAAAGCCGTTCACGATCTTCTCCTGCGTGGCAGTATTTATAGTAGAGATAATAAGTTCCTTAACCTCGGAAAGTGTTGGACTGTGGTCAAATGTATGTCGGTACTCCCAACCTCTTTCACTTGCCTCATCATCCTTTCCAAAGCCATAAAATAATATCCATTTGGTTCGGCCTGTATGTATAAGCCCATCCTGCCGCTGCTTTGTGCCGTAAATCTTTTCCATCTTTATGAATTTTGATTTTCAACAAAAGTAGCGAATGAGATGCGGATTCGTATGTTATCTTTTACCTGTTAGGTGAAATTATATTTTCGTTTACCTCCGTCAAAAACTTCACCTTTAATTATTGTCTCAAACGGAAAACCATCCTCAATGTCACTGACTTGATCTAAAATTCCCTTCATTTCCGCTGAAGCCGTAAAGAACTTTCCCCATTCTTGTTTAGCAGGATTACGAAATGATACCAAATATCTGTTCTCACCTTCCTTAGTGTCTATACCAGTTTCAAAATCATGTATTTCAATAGGAATGTTTACTATATCACTCAATCGTGTTACTTTACCTGGAAAGCGTTTCTTTCCGTCAGCTGGGGTGTATGTTACACCCATTTCTGAAAATTTCTTCATATTCTTTTTTGTAAGTATATAAAATAGATGCTTGCAATCGGCATGGCAAGCCATACCCTTAAATGATCCAATTATTTGTTGTCTACGCTTTCGGGATTTCAACTTAGACAGTTTTCTAGCAGCATTTACTTTTATCCGTTTCCTTAACAGAGTATGGCTACCATAATTTACATACCCAAGAGCATCCATACCAGCAGATATAGGGGCAACTCTCTCACTTGATTTTATCGTAAGCCCCATCTTATCTGCTTCGATGTGCAAGCAGTCACGTAACCTCCACAACTCGCGTTTACTTTCTCCAAGAATAAAAATGTCATCGCAGAATCGAAAGTAATATCTTGCTCCATGCACATCAATCATACGGTGGTCAATATCATTGTGATAAAGATTACCGAGGAATTGAGACGATCGCAATCCCTTACTGATACCACATTCTCCATCAGGATAGAGTGCCTTCACAAAATTTTCAAGAATGGGCAAAAGAAGAGGATCGCCTACATATCTTTTAATAATAGAAATTAAAGTTTCGTGATTAATACTGTCATAATATCCTTTGTAGTCGCTTTGATAGTAATATTTGAGATTAGGATTTTCTGCCATTGCAGCTTGTATCTGATGAAACAACCCATGCGGGCCACGCCCCTGTATGGAAGCAGCGGTAGTTTTTATCAATAAAGAAGAAAGTCGATTTTCCAACGGTTCCATAATAGCATTACTCCCAATGCGTTCTATGACCGAAGGAGCTTGTACTGTTCTTACTTTCGGGCCATCTTCAGTGAGAAATGATTTAAGGTTCTTGATACGGAATGTACCATTACCAATTTGGTTTTTCAACGTTTCAAATATTTTTCCTTTATTTGTCACATAACGAATCATTCTTGGAGAACATTCGATACCGTCTATGATAGTTTTCGGCATAGCCCTGTTCCCATTTCGAGCATCTGCATTTCGTAGATTCGCCATGACACGCTTAAATGAGCGTTCCAAATTTTCGTCTGATATAATTTCCGGTATAAGGTTATATAACGGATAACTGACCAGAGGTATATTTCCGGTCAGTTTAAATAAATCATCAATTTTACAGACCGCCTTCCGGTCTCGTGGGGAGAAGTCAAGCCACTCCCCACATATGGTTAATGTTATGTTCCGGCTTTCCATAAAATATATATATTATATTATTATGCTGTTGCCGAGGTTCTAATCCCTCGGAGAATATCGGTGGTAATCTCGTACCTTATATAGAGTCTCCGATTAGTTTAACCAACAGAATTTCAGCCGCGCCCCGTAGTTCGTGTTCGAGT